CGGATACCTGCAACACACAAAACAAAAGATGCAGGACTGTCCTTTTTACAGGGCGCCCCTGTCGAAGTAGCCGCCTACGGCTACCGGTTGGGTGAGGTGGAAATTAAATTGTGGGGGGATACCAAGGACGACTTGACTATTGAGTTTAAACTTGGCGTTGACATTACGTCACGTAACCCCGTTAAGGCTTCCAGCGGATCTCACGTTGAAGGCTGGACACAACCTCACGCCGACCTGAAAGAACCCAAAACGGCAGGGGCGGCAATTCTAAAGCGAGCTGGTGCTAAGGCACCTGGTTCCGTGGGCAATCGGCGCGTGCGCCGAAAGCTTCAGCGCCTTGGGCGCTTCGTGAGAAAGTGGTTAGACAAACATCTGGTCCCACTCTCACCTGACGCGGACACCGGTTTCGAACGCTGGTTAGCTCACACGAATTACCCCGAATGGAGAAAAGATGAATTACGGAAGATTTACGAGGAACAAGTTTCAATCAATCCGCGCTCGGCGAAAGAGGCGGAAGTACACACGTTCATGAAAGACGAATCGTATCCTGAGTTTAAGCATGCCAGAGCGATCAACGCTAGAGTTGACGCAATGAAAGTTAGACTTGGACCGATATTTAAACTGATTGAGTCTGTTGTTTATAAAAGACCCGAATTTATCAAGCATGTACCAGTCGCCGAGAGGGCGAAGTACATAATGGACATGGTATACAGGGAAGGGGCCGAGTATGTCGCTACGGACTATACCTCTTTCGAAGCTCTATTCACTAGGCAGGTGATGGAAAACTGCGAGTTTCTACTGTATGACCACATGACAAAATATTTGCCAGAACATGACCAATTTATGCAAACTATTAAGGATGTTCTTGGCGGAACCAACAAGTTGCTGGCGCATACCCTGCGCGCAAGCCTCGAGGCAACAAGAATGAGCGGAGAGATGTGTACTTCATTGGGGAATGGGTTCTCAAATCTCATGTTCTTCTTGTTTCTGAGTGAGGAGGTTGGGTACAAAAATGTGCGCATAGTCGTTGAAGGGGATGATGGGTTGGCCACTGGAGAGGGCCGTCCACCTTCTGTCGAGGACTTTGCATCGTTAGGGTTAACAATAAAGCTAGAGAAACACCGGGACTTGTGTCGTGCAAGTTTCTGTGGGTTGATTTTCGATGAAACCGATCAGCTTGTTGTTACAGACCCATTGGAAGTATTGTCTGAATTTGGCTGGGTCAATTCCCAGTATTGTAGGGCAAAGAGTCATAAGCGATTGGCTCTACTCCGATGCAAAGCACTATCTGCTGCACACCAGTACCCTGGCGTTCCAATCATAGCGTCACTTGCTGATTACGCACTGCGAATCACTCGTGGATTGGACGTCCGCCGCCTGGCCGACTCTAAATTATTCAACCAGTGGGACCGCGATCAATTATATGCGGCCATGAAGGATGAATTGCGCATCAAGCGTATCGAGATTCCCTTCAATACACGGCTGCTTGTCGCAGAGCAGTTCGGCATACCAATAGATGCCCAGTTGAGTACAGAGGCCTATCTAGACTCTCTAAACAAACCAACCGTGCTAGTGCTTCCATGGCTGGACCCGATCGTTCCCAAGGAGTGGATTCAATACTTCTATGGTTACGTCAGGCCAGTTGGCGTGGATAAAGCGTGGTTCGAGCATTTGCCCTATGTGAATGACTCAAGGACTCTGCTAGTCCAACACCCGGCAGTGACCAGATGTCCGACGTATGCGTGAGCTCGTCGGGGGACAGTGTACCCATGAA